GTAAGAGGTGTGCGTAAACCTACACCCGACACCCACTTCGTAGTGGGTTGAGGGTTCTCAGTAAAGTACTGAAGTAGGGCCGCACTGCCTCGGATTCTCCTACGCCGATTGCGTTTAACCGCGCACAACGCTAGGACTTCCCAGTGATGAAGGTTAACATCCCATCTCTTCTTGAGATGCGATGTGTCCCCACCTACATAAGAAAGGAATCCAAAGGCACCGGAACCGACACCCTTTACCCCTATCTGATTCCTCAGACGGGCAGGGAGGGTGTACCTCAGATAATCAGAGGTACGCCACCAACCTCTTTGAAAGAAGTTGTTGGAACTCTCGACCACTGAGATTATGGACTCCGGCTTGGAGCCTAACGGAATCTCGTTAACATACGAAGGTGTTACATCAACACCCGCATATGCATCGAGCCCACAGGACTCGCGGAAAAAGCCAGCCGCGAAAGTTTTGTGGACGTTGACTTCGAGACCGAGGTAAGTTAATACCTCTATCAACAGGGTAGTCGACTCCACGGGGTGAATGATATCATCCCCGAAGACTCGGATCCTTCGCGACGAGGTGTTTAGCAACGCACGAAACTCCCGGGGAGCTATCCTCGAGAGATCCACACGTGGTTCACGCCTACCATCGACTAAGATGGAATTCCTGTACCAGATGTCAACTCCTATGCCTGCTAAGGCATAGGCGATACTCTGAACAGGAAACGTCAAGGCAGAGCCCATGGTGGTAAACTTCCGAAGCTTATGAAACTTCGGTTGCTTCTTGTCAACAGTGTTGGCAATCCACCGAGTGCGACATGCATGAAAGGCTGTCAACCATTCCGGATTTCTCCGAAACAGTCTTTCAACCATCCAACACGACACACGATCACTGGCCGACGATAGATCTATCGTCGACCAAAGACCATGGACTGAAGCTTGCAGGGCCATATCCCGACTAGGTGACTGGTCTCGGATAGAGACACAGTTCCTTAGACAAGTCCGGTCCATTCTGTCCAACAGTAAGGACAGGATACCTTGCTGAATCCATTGATGGGCAGTGGGTTCCGCGGCGATAAGCCGAGGAGTCTTTTGCGTCTTTGGAACAGCAATAAGCCTGGAAGGTGGTTCCCCCTTCGAAAGGAGAGGTGCACCATCGGCAATATCAGTCCAAACGGAGCTGGCGTTGTAAAACGCCCAGTCTTCGCTAGGAAAGAGGTTGTCAAGCTTCTTCGGCCAGTAGGGGAAGTCATACTTTGACTCCCTTGCTTGGTCCGAGACTGCGCCAGGACCATGCTTAGGCTGGATTAGAGAGCTATCGAAACTCCCTAACTCAACCGCAACTACATCAGCAACGCGCTGAATAGTCGCTAAAAGACCCGGGATTGCTGCAACGTTTGCAGCACCGACAGCACCAGATGAAGCATCTGGTGCATCAAGGACGGCTGAGTCGAAACACAGCTGTTCTTCCGTGCTTCCTCCGATTCGATCTGAGTGTGCCAGGCTGACACACCCAAAATCAAAATCTGGAGGAGCAATGCAGTCACCAACCCAATCAAGGGTAGGCGGCCGTATGGTCTTTTCAACCTCGAAAAACTCACCGACTGTCTTATAGGTCGCTGAGTCATCACATACCATCCTTACCTTTTTGGCAGCATAGTACAGCTGCCGGAGAGTGACGATGGCAAGTGGATCGAAGTCGATCCTAAGCTTACCGCTCTTAGCGGAGAAGACCCTCCTGAGTATCCCCTGGAATAGTTCAGGGATTACCCAGCCCTTTCGACCACCTTGTCCAGGTAGCCGAGATGGGGTAAAGGAACCAGCAGATAGACACTGATCAAGGTGTTTACCTGCCGCAACGAGGTCAACGGTTAAGAACCGTATACCCCGTGTCTTCACTAAGTAATGGAGGCGGGCTTGCGTCCGTCTCCAATCAGCGGCACCCTGAAGGTACCACGACGCGACATCAGAAAACATCGCGTCGTAAGCTCCTAGGAGGAACTCTTCGTAGGATTTTTCCATGCTAGGTCCTCACTCTAGAGGATGCAGCATACCTACGGAGCGATCGACGTCAAACAGAACCAAGCGGTTGGGCGAACCATCCCGCCTAGCCCTGCCACTACCGTCCTCCCCTTGAAAAAGGGAGGTTGGTGTCACACCGGTATTCTCCGGATACTGCAGTGTTGAAGAGCCGACCAGTGCGGCCGGCTTCGAGCCTTACGACTCGAAGTTGAGCATCTTCAGCATCATGTTGGCCTGAGAAACGGTCAACTTGGCCATCAAATTGGCGGCAACAGCCGCCATTGTGAGTGCAGTTCCCGTCTCCGGATAGCGCACCGTAACCGACACCTCGTAGGGAACCTGTTGAGACAGGATCCCTGCCGAAAGTGCCGGACGCTGCGTTACCGAAAACAAGGCATTATGCCTCGAGATATTCGGGAACCCGACCTTGGGTGACTCCCGCGAGTTGCGGATGAGCCACTTGTAGTCGAAGTCCACTCCTTTGAGACCATACTCGGAACCATAGTTATCTTGGTTTCTGAGCTGCAGAGTGGTGATATGTGCAGCCGTATCAGGAAGGTCCGAAAACCCTCCCTCATAGGCTGACAAATCACGCGTGGCAATTGACGTACCGATCGACATTACTATCCTCCGTTTTCCTGGGACTCTGGGAAGATTCACAACGTAGGCTGATTACCTACGCTGAGCCCAGATTGATACCAGGATACCAAGACGGCGCAGATCTATCATTGGACCTGCGCCTTCTATGTAGGGGAGAGAACCATCAGGCGCAAGAACTCTACGTTCTTTAGTAATGCGCTTGAGGGTTGTCGGTCTGACCACCAATTCATCATGGTAAGTCTGGCCGAAAGTAACCGTAGTCGTCGACTGAGTCATCACGCACACAGCAACCGCCTCGACTGGTACCAAACCTTGGTATTGCTCGAGGAGATCCTGAATGGGGACGAACCAGTCAACTAACCAACTCCAAGGGAGAATTTCCCAAAGAGCGGCTGGATTTCGCCAATACAACCCGTAGGTTGCATTGATCGACGCCCACTGCGGTTCTTCACTTACATAGCGCTGGAAAGCGGCTGCGGCCTCAGGTTTGAGCACATAACTAACCGTGCCCCACCTTTTGATCTCAGTCGCTTTGGTAACGTCTACTAAGACGGGTCCCATACCAGCGAAAGGAGTGTCATCTACGGCGAAGTTTACTTGCTCCGTCGTAGGTTGTTGTGACACTCGGTCTATGTAAGCACCTGTCTTGAGCATCCCCTTAACCAACCTTTGAAGCCTGGCGAGTCTTTTGCTCGTCTTGTCTCCAAACTCGATTAAGTTCTTCAAGTCCGACAGGAGAGGTTTCCAACCGAATTGCCACTGGAGGTTTGCACTTCCAGCAGCACCGGCAACGGTCCTCCCTCTGTTAAGGACTAAAGAGGGTGCATCTCGTAATCCTTCCCACAAGAAACTGGGAACATCCGTCTCCGGACGTCCGGGGTTTGTTCTCGCAAGAAGGGAATTTACGGGAATAAGCTGAGTAGTGATATCTGCATGTTCTAGAACCGCTGGCCACGGAATTTCCAGGCGCTCTCTGAACGACAAGTCGTCCAGAGGGTCCTGTTCCACAAGCAACGGATCTAGCAGAATGTCACTAAGCGTACGGTAGTCGTCAGTAACCCAACCGACGATTTCGGTACGTACATCGGGATCTTGAATTGTCCCGGATATAGTTGGCAAGAACTCGCCCTCTAATCTTTCGAGGGCGAGTTCATGGTCAACCTCAGCTCCGAACGGTCCGAAATGATTACCAACAACGTCCGCACTGGACGCCGCGGTAGCATAAGCCTTTTCCCCAGTTTGGGAAATCACCTCGCCGGTAATCTCTCCGGACGATTGTGAATAGAACGTGATATCTCCTAAGAAACCACGTCCTTGGCGTCTGCTTCGAACACGTTCTGGCAAGACAGCAACTCCACCTTTAGGGCCCATGATTGGACGATGCAAGCACCGTGAGGCAGGACACTATGTCCTG